ATGTGAAGCCAGCGCCACCTAGTACAGCGATGCAAGATGCGTTAAACAAGGCACTAGAAGAAAGCATCAAAGCTCACGGTCTTAAAAAGCTAGGTGGCAAGCAGGAAAAAGAGGCTAGTTATGTCCCAAGTAAAAGTTAAGCGCGTTAATCAAATGTCGGAGCTTGAACGTTCTGTAATGCTGATGCTTTGGAGTGACATCCAAAACTTGCCTGAATACGATTGTTGGCGAAAGTACGAGCGTGGCTTCACGTTCGAGGGCAAAGACTACGTGTACAAATGCAAGTATCGCATCGACGACGGGCATTTAAGAATGATTGATACTCAGATAGAATATGCCGAAGTAACAATTCAACTAATACATTGAGAATAAAATGGAAATCAAAACCAAAAGCATTATCAAATTCGCTCAAAGACTGGTTAACGCGTCGATTAAGCCTCTCATTTTCTTGTTCTTGATACAGTTAAATATATTCATGTTAAAGCCTGCGATTGCATTTATCGTACAGTGATACACTACTTCTGTTTCTATGATGTGTCGAATGGCCCGCAAGCTAGATTGTCATTCAGCGGTGAGTTTAGGCACTGTAATGTGATTGGCTTTGATGGCGCGGCGTGGATAGCAACCGAGTTTGATTCACGCGGATATCATCTTGAAATCGTAGAAGTGAAAAGCGCGGCTTCGTTGTTGCGTGGCTTGAAGCATGTCAAAACAATCACGGCAATCATCGTTGTGGACGTTGAGAGTAAAGCACGTGTTAGCTGGAAACCATTCCTTGTTCGTAGCTGCAATGAGATTGCTCGGTATCTTGCGGGCGTAGACATTGGATTTACATTTAATCCCGAACATCTATACAATAAGCTTATAAAGTTTTCTCACTCGAAGAATTACGAGATACTGCACGCCTGGAGGCGCAAAAATGGGACTATTTGACAGCGATGAACAAGACCCGATAGCTATGCAACGAAACATGGAAATCGATACTCAGTTCAAGCAAAACCAAGCAGAGCTTAAGCAAAAGAAAGATGCTTTGTACGCCCAGCGTCTCGACATCATCAAGTCCGGAGGAAATCAAAACTGGACAAGCAGCAAGCCAACCCCAGCAAGTACAGCTCCCGGTATGCTAGGTAACGCAAAGCGTCGGGATAATGTAGGGAGAGATACGCTATGACCCAGCCTCCAGAAAATTTCCATAAGCTGAATGACCGATTCAACGAAGCCAAGGCATACAAAGACCGCTGGTTAGCCCTGTACAAAGACTTGTACTTCTACGTTATCCCAGACCGTGACGCGTTCAATATAAAATTCAACTATACGGATATCGGCAAGCCTGTAACACAGCAAATTTGGGACAATACAGCAATGCTCGCGGCGTATCAGCGCGCTAACGATTTACACGGTTTGTTGATGCCAAAAGATCGAGTGTGGGGGCAATACAAACTTGACCCGCACATGTATGACCAGGTTGACATCGAGAAAGGCAAGGATTTACTCGACAAGATAAACGAGCGCATTATGTTCTATCTTAACGAGTCTAATCTTGCTCGCGTGGTGGGTTCTTCTAACCTGGACTTGGTTGGGGGCACGGGGGTTATTTGGATTGAATCTCCTAGTGATGACACGCCCCTGTACTTTCGCTCAATTCCAGCGATTACGTTATACGCTGAGTACTGTAATGACGACATCATTAAAAACTGTTGGTATGGCGCTAAAATGACAGGCCGCGCAGTCCTGGAAACCTTCAAAGATTACACAGGAACGCAGCGCGAACGCTTGATGCAGAACCCGAACGAAACCTACGAAGTTAACTACGGTCAAATTGAAGTAGGCCGCGATGAATATTACATTTACGCCGTACTTAATGATGACCCGTTCCATGTGTTGTGGGATAGATACAGCGATTACCGCCAGATTATTGTATACCGTGACCGTGTCCGACCTGGAGAAGTTGAGGGACGTGGTATTGGTCTAGACATGATGCCAACGATTAAAGATTTGAATCACGTCGTTAGGGACTCACGTAAAAACATGGCGTTCAAAGCTGACCCACCCATGTTCTATGATGCTGGTAGTTACTTCAACCCGTATTCGGTTCGTCAATGGTCGGGAGCTATGATTGCCCGCCAACCTGGGGGACGCAATCCTCTTGAAGCTCTACAGATGCCAGACTATCCAGATGTGCACAATCAAATCGTTCACATGCAAGAAGTGATACAAAAAGGCTTTCAAGTTGATCCACTCGGCGAGATACAATCACCCGTGAAATCAGCTACAGAAGTCTCAATGCGTGAGAACAGAGCGCAGAGAACAGCAAGCACGGACATAAGCAGGCTAATAAATGAGCTGCCGAAGCAAATCTTTGAAACTTGCTCGAAAATCTTAAACGGTCGCGGCTTACTGCTAAGACCGACAGAAGTAATACAAGGATTTGAACCATCAAAAATGAAGTTTGCGTTTCAATCGCCATTGTTCGACCTTCAGAATCAAGCGGACTTGGCTAATCTTGTTCAATCTATGCAGATAAAGCAACAGTTCTATGGCGAGAGCGCGCCAACAGTTAGCACAAACATGTTCGAGGTTAACCGGTTCATCATGGATAAACTCAACTTGCCTCAAAAACTATCGGCCAGTGATGACAAGATGAAACAAACACTTGCAGAGGCTAATGCTCAAGCTCAACCACCACAAGGTTCTCAACCAACAACCGAAGCAGGTGGCGCTCAATTCCCACAAGACCCCGGAGTGACTATATGAAAGTTTTAGAATTCCCACAAAACAAAATGAGCCACGAGCAAGCCCATGAATGCATGATGGAAATAGCTTTGAATCTGGAGAGGGTGCTAGAACTTACAAGCATATTACAAGACAGGCACACAGCAAAGGGCCGCGAAACATTCGAGTGCTGGAGGCTTCATAACCTAACCTACGAATCACTGTACAAAGTAGAGGACATGCTGGGGGTTGAGCATGATTGAAGAGCTGCTTGATTCTAAGAAGATTAGCCCTAAAGAGTTTAAGCTTTACAAGTTATTTACAAGCGAGCTTGGAAGTGAATGCTTAAAAGAGATGATTGAAGAACTTTTTTGGGAAGAGCCGGACGAAGCTTTAATGACCGCTGGTGTTCTCGGTCTGTATGAGGGTAGACGCTCGTATGCTCGTAGCATAAAACATACGGTTGAAAAAGTTCAGGCAGAAATTAATAAACAATTAACACCAGAGGTAGCCAATGACTGAAGACGTGCAAGAAGAAGTAAAACTCTACGCGGGCAAGTTCAAGACAATTGAAGAGCTTGAATCCGGCTACAATAACTCAGCCAAGGTTTACCAAGAAAACGAAGACCTTAAGCGACGCTATGAAGAAACTACCAAGGTTCCAGATGACTACGCCATACCAGGCGGAATTGAATTACATGAAAATGATTTATCCGAGATTAAACGTACCGCAAAAGATAGTGGATTGACTCAAACACAGTTTGATAAATTGGTTCACGCTCAAAACCAATCAGTTAAAACGAAGTATGAAAGCTTCGAGAGTTCTAAAAAAGAGATTGGCGCGGACAATCTGAACATGCTGCAAGACTTTATCGGAAAGTCTTACCCTGAGAAAGCAGGCCAGGCATTGCTCAAAGAGGCTATCAAGAATAAAGAGGTTCGAGATGCAATCTTAGAGCAGCGCAGCAAACACCTGAACTCAACAATCCCAGGAAGCAGCACGGCGAGCGCATCAAACTACAACTCAGTCAATCACGAAGATGTTAGAAAAGCTCGGGATGTGATGATGAACTCACGCGGCAGGGCTCGCGTAGAAGCTCAAGCCCGCTATGTCTCGCTCAGCTCCCAGTTGGCCAACAGAGATTAATATCAATTGACAAAATCCACCCCCGGCGCATAATGAAGGTGTCTTCATTTGGTTGGGGGTTGTCATGGAAAAAGATAACAGCAGTCAAAGCCATCATAAAACAAAGACAACGGTAAGATTCAACGCAAGCCATCCCTTGTTCAGTTGCGGGTTCTTCTGCAACAGAGACACAAACAGCGACGTCATAAATCCAGCCGACACGAAACCCAAGGTTAGCGAGGAATTGACAAAGCCCACGCTTGGTTCATAATATACATTATCTGATAGCGAAAGCCCCTAGCGGCAACCTTTCGAAGTCAGGTCTACATAATATTGGCCGGGATTCCCGCAACCCAATAGTTATTAATAAGCTCGATGTTTCACGTGAAACATTGTTTTGTTCATACTATTGAGGGCCGATAACATGGCAGACCAAATAAATTTAGCAACAGCGTCACAGCTGTTCGACACCGAAGTAACGATTCGCTATCAGAATAAACAATACTTAGCTGATACAATTGAAGAACGTCACGGAACAACCGGTGAAGCTACCAACGTTCCTGTGTCTGACATCATCGAGATGCAGAACCAAACATTCGCACCAACTGACATTCCTGTAACGCCAGTAGACGCAACAAACGTAATGGTTGTTCCGTATAACTACGCGTTAAAAACAGTGATTGGCGGTGGTGAGAAAACATTATTCGCATACGATAAAATTGTTGACCATGCAAAACTTCATGCATTGGCGGCTGCTCGAATGGTCGATTACATCAAGATTAATGCGCTCTTTACTTCTGCGGGTTTTGGAACAATCTACAC